AAAAGATAATAGTATCGCAATTGGTTCTCAAACAGGATATACTAATCAAGGTTCAGGTTCATTATCTATAGGTTTTCAAAGTGGTTATGATAGTCAAAAAGATAATAGTATATCTATTGGAACCTTAACAGGATATACTAATCAAGGTTCTAGTTCATTAGCAATAGGTTATTTAGCTGGATATGATAGTCAAAAAGATAATAGTATCGCAATTGGTTCTCAAACAGGATATACTAATCAAGGTTCAGGTTCATTAGCTATTGGTTTTCAAAGTGGTTATGATAGTCAAAAAGATAATAGTATATCTATTGGAAACTTAGCTGGATATACTAATCAAGGTACATATTCTATTGCAATAGGTTCTTATGCCGGAAGTACGGATCAAGCTGCAAATTCTATAATTATTAATGCTACGGGTATAGATTTAAGTAGTATGGATGTTAGTGGTTTATTCATAGCACCGGTAAGACGAGTTAATGGTATTACACAAGCATTATATTACAATACTACAACATATGAAATAGTATATGGAGATATTAGTAGTAGTAGTATAACTAATTACTGGACATTGATGGGTGATGATATTTATAATAATAATAGTGGAAATGTAGGTATAGGAATAACCTCATCAATTATATATAAATTAGATGTTAGTGGTGAAACTCGCATTCAATCTAATAATATTCGTATAGGTAGACAAGCAGGTAATACGAATCAAGGTTTATATGGAATATCAATAGGTTATCAAGCAGGTGTATCAGGTGAACAATCCGGATCTATATCATTAGGTTATCAAGCTGGTCAAACATTTCAAGGAACAAATAGTATAGCTATAGGTGTTCAAGCAGGACAAGGAATACAAAATATAAATTCTATAGCAATAGGAACACAAGCCGGTTTAACTCAACAAAGTTCGGGAGCAATTGCATTTGGCTTTAATGCAGGACAAATAACACAAGGAAGAGATGCTATAGCAATAGGAACTAATGCAGGTAAAACATCTCAAGGAACAAATGCTATTGCTATAGGTATTAATTCAGGTCAAACATCGCAGGGTACTAATAGTATTGCTATAGGTAATACTGCCGGTATGCAGACACAAGGCCAAAATGCTATAGCTATTGGTAATAGTGCAGGTAATAATTCACAAGGACAATTAACAATTGCCATAGGTTTTCAAGCGGGTAATGATAGTCAAGCTCAATCTAGTATTGCTATAGGTAATACTGCAGGACAAACGAGTCAGTCAAGTGGTTCAATTGCTATAGGTCATCAAGCAGGTAATTTTAATCAATCGACAAGAGCAATATCTATAGGTATTACTGCTGGTCAAATTAACCAAAAAAGTGGAGCATTTGCTTTAGGTTTTGAAGCAGGTCAAAATACACAAGGTACTAATGCCATTGCTATAGGTGTAGATGCGGGACAAAATGCACAAGGAACAAATAGTATAGCAATCGGTATTACTGCAGGACAAGGAACACAAGGACAAAATGCTATATCTATTGGTAATAGTGCAGGTAATAGTAATCAAGGTCAATTAGCAATTGCTATAGGTTATATTGCGGGAGGTATTAGTCAATTGCAAAATGCTATTGCTATCGGTAATTCAGCAGGTACAACTGCACAACGAAGCGGCGCTATAGCGATAGGTTATTTTGCTGGTTATTTGACACAAGGAACAAATTCTATTGCATTAGGTATAAATTCCGGTAGCGTAGTTCAAAGTGGAAATAGTGTTGCTATTGGTAATTCTGCTGGTCAAAATACACAAGGTTCCGGTTCGATTTCGATTGGTTATATTGCCGGACAAAATGTACAAGGTTCATCTGCAGTTGCTATTGGTAATTCTGCAGGTATGGATACACAAGGAACTAATGCTATTGCTATTGGTGTATCAGCTGGCCATACGGTTCAAGGTCAAGCAGGTATAGGTATAGGAGTTCAAGCAGGAGGATATTATCAAAGTTCCGGTGGTATAGCAATAGGTTTTACAGCAGGTAAGAATACACAAGGAATAGATGCGATAGCTATTGGAAATAGTGCGGGAACTACTTTACAGGGAAATAGTAGTATAGCTATTGGAAAAAACGCAGGTGCTAATACTCAAGGTGTTAATAGTATTGCTATAGGTGAAAACGCAGGACAAACTAATCAATCAAGTCAATCAATCGCTATAGGTACTCAAGCAGGCGCAACATCCCAAGGGTCAAACTCAGTAGCTATTGGCTTTCAAGCAGGGGGAAATAATCAAAGCAGAGATACTGTTGCTATTGGTAATCTTGCTGGATCTAATACTCAAGGTAGTAATGCTGTCGCTATAGGTTTTCAAACTGGTCTTTCTAATCAAGGTGGTTCTGCTGTCGCAATAGGACGAAATACTGGTCGCATAGCACAAGGACTTAGTGCTGTTGCTATAGGTGAAAATGCTGGAAATACAGGTCAAGGTGATAATACTGTAGCGATAGGTCTTGATACGGGTGTTCTTAATCAAGGTGCTTCTGCTGTAGCAATAGGTAATAGTGCGGGTCAATCACAACAAGGTGTAACTTCAATTGCTATAGGTTTTCAAGCTGGACGGGGTAGTCAAGAAAGAAGTTGTATTGCGATTGGCCGAGATGCGGGACTAACTAATCAACGGTCCGGTGCTATTTCTATAGGTAATGAGGCTGGTGCTTTTTCACAAGGAACTAATACGATTGCTATAGGTATATCAGCTGGACAAACTAATCAACGTTCTGGTGCTATTTCTATAGGCTTTCTATCAGGCACTTCTAATCAAAGTAGTAATGCAATTGCGATCGGTGTAAATGCTGGTCAAAACACACAAGGTACTAATTCTATAGCAATAGGATTTAATTCAGGTGGTATATTACAAAGTCCTAATAGTGTTGCTATTGGTGTAAATGCAGGGTTCGGTAGTCAAGGTGTAGATGCAATTGCTATTGGTGATAATGCTGGGCAAACTTCGCAACGAACCGGTGCTATTAGTATTGGTTCACAAGCAGGTCAAGGAACACAAGGAACTAATGCTATTGCTATTGGAGTTCAGACAGGTTTGACAGCTCAAGGAACAAATAGTATAGCAATAGGACAAAATGCGGGTTCAATTACACAAGGACAATTTGCTATCGCTATTGGAACTAATGCTGGTAGAACTAATCAAACAGCTAATTCTATAATTATTAATGCCACTGGAGTAGATTTGAGTAGTATGGATGTTAGTGGTTTATTCATAGCACCAGTAAGAAGAGTTAATGGTATAACACAAGCACTATATTATAATACATCTACCAATGAAGTAGTATATGGTGATATTAGTAGTTCTGGCGGAGGAGGTGGAACCAGTCAATGGACTACAACGGGAAATGATATTTATAATAATAATAGTGGAAATGTAGGTATAGGTACAACATCATCAATCATATATAAACTAGATGTTTCAGGTGAAACACGTATTCAATCTACTAATATTAGAATTGGAAGACAAGCTGGAGATACAAATCAAGGTTCTTTCGCAATAGCTATAGGATTTCAAGCTGGAATATCAGGAGAACGGTCTGGTGCTATAGCAATGGGTTATTTTGCTGGTCAAACATTACAGGGAACGAATGCTATTGCTATTGGTGTAAATGCGGGATTAGCTAGTCAAGGAACTTCTAGTATTGCTATAGGTAATAATGCCGGACAGACTAGACAGGATGATAATTCAATAGCTATAGGTCTTAATGCTGGTTCTATATTTCAAGGTAATAATACAATTGCTATAGGTGAATTAGCAGGACATCACACTCAAACACTTAATTCAATTGCTATTGGCTATTATGCCGGAAGAACAAATCAAGTGCTACGTGGTATAGCTATAGGTGCTTTATCAGGTTCATCTACACAAGGTATAAGTTCTATCGCAATAGGATATTATTCAGGTCATATAAGTCAAGGAAATTATTCAGTTTCTATTGGAGATCAAGCTGGCCTAACACAACAAGGTGGTAATTCAATAGCTATCGGTAGAAGTGCGGCCATATTAAATCAAGGTGCTAATTCAATTGCTATTGGTGAAGGAGCCGGACAAGTAACACAAGGTAGAGATTCTATTGCTATAGGTTCAAGTTCAGCACAAACAAACCAACGTAGTGGTGCTGTTGCTATAGGATTTCAAGCAGGACAAGGAACACAAGGAACAAGTGCAATTGCTATAGGTTATAATGCTGGCTCACGAACACAAGGTAAAGATGCTATTGCGATTGGTAATTCAGCTGGACAGACAAATCAAAATACAGGTTCTATTGCTATTGGATATTTTGCGGGTCAAGGAACACAAGGTACTAATTCTATAGCTATTGGTATTCAAGCTGGTGTATCAGGGGAACAATCTGGTGCTATTGCTATAGGTTATTTTGCAGGCCAAACATTTATGGGAACTAATGCAATTTCTATAGGTGTAAATGCCGGTCTTGCTACTCAAGGAGGCGATGCTATTGCTATTGGTGATAGTGCCGGTCAAACTAATCAAAGAACGGGTGCGATAGCTATAGGGTCTCAAGCAGGTCAAGGAACACAAGGAACTAATGCTATTGCTATAGGTAATTTAGCCGGTAGAACTAATCAAACCGCAAATTCTATTATCATCAATGCTACGGGTTTAGATTTGAGTAGTATGGATGTAAGCGGACTATTCATCGCACCGATTAGAAGAGTTACTGGTATAACACAAGCACTATATTACAATACATCAACGAACGAAATTGTTTACGCTGATATAAGTAGTACGGGAGGAGGTGGCGGTTCAAGCCAATGGACTACAACAGGGAACGATATTTATAATAATAATAGTGGAAATGTAGGTATTGGTACAACATCATCCATAATATATAAATTAGATGTTAGTGGTGAAACAAGAATAAGAACAAATAATATTCGTTTCGGTATAAATTCAGGTCAAACAAGTCAAGGTTCATTTGGTATAGCTATAGGTTTTCAAGCTGGACAAGGAACACAAGCATCAGGCGGTATATCAATAGGTTATAATGCTGGTCTTGGTGGTGGTGGTGTAGGAACTATGATTAATGGTCAAGGAACTAATGCGATTGCTATAGGTACTAATGCTGGTGGAACAAGACAACTCGATAACGCGATTGCAATTGGTACTAACGCAGGCCAAGGAACTCAATCATCTGGCGCTATAGCTATTGGAATTAATGCGGGTTTAGGTGGTGCAAGTGGAACTTTCATATTCGGTCAAGGTTTAAATGCTATAGCTATAGGTTCTAATGCTGGCACCAGCAAACAAGGAACTTGTTCAATCGCTATTGGTGAAAGTGCTGGTTCATTAACACAAGGACCTAACTGTATCGGTATAGGTTTTCAAGCAGCACAAACATCACAATCAACAGGCAGTATAGCAATAGGTTATCAAGCAGGTCAAGGAACACAAGGAACTAATGCTTTAGCTATAGGAGTTCAAGCTGGTTTAACACAACAAGGTTCAGGCTCAATAGCGATTGGTTTGCAATCTGCTCATTCAACACAAGGAACTAATGGTATAGCTATAGGGATACAATCAGCACAATCATCACAATTAACAGGCGGCATTGCTATAGGTTTTCAAGCCGCTCAAGCAGCTCAAGGAACTAATGCAATTGCTATTGGTAATGGTGCAGGTAATAGAACTCAGGGTAATAATGGTATTGCAATCGGCGTAAATTCAGCACAAACTCAACAAGCGTCTGCGGCTATAGCGATGGGTATTAATGCCGGACAAGGAACACAGGGAACTAATAGTATTGCTATCGGAGTGAATGCGGGTCTTGCTACTCAAGGTGTTGATGGTATTGCTATTGGTGATAGTGCGGGTCAAACTAATCAAAGAACTGGTGGTATCGCAATTGGTAGTCAAGCTGGTTCAGGAACTCAAGGAACTAACGCAATTGCTATTGGTAATTTAGCGGGACGTACAAATCAAACCGCAAATTCTATAATTATTAATGCTACCGGTTTGGATGTAAGTAGTATGGATGTCAGTGGTTTATTCATAGCACCAATACGTCAAATAATAAATAATAAAACACTCTATTACAATACATCTACTTATGAAATAACATACGGCGATATATCATCTGGAGGAGGTGGCACTAGTGCTCCCGCAGTATTCGCATTAAATATTACAAATTCTACAATTCCAGCATTCGCAACTTCTCCTGGAAATATTTTTACAGTTCCTATAAATAATTTGAATACAAATACAAATCTATTAGCAAATAATGGATTTACTAGAAGCGCCGCAGATATTATAACTTATTCTGGTTCTACTACAAAAACATTTGGTATAAACGTTTTCGCTTCTATATTTGGAACAGCCGCATCTTATTTTGCTTTACAAATTGTTAAAAATGGAACAACTGCTATAAATCAAGGTTATATCACTACCGCTGCTAATACTAATTATGAAATGACTATAGCAAGTGTAGTAACACTGAGTAATGGCGATACTATAGCATTTAATGGTGATAACGGCGGAGTTTTCGGACAACCTCGTATGGTTGCTACCGCAAGTGCTCCAAACTTTACATCTGCTGCTCCGACTATACCATTTCAAGTTGTCATCAGGGAATTATAAAAATAGTATAATTGATGTAAAAAATATTATATCAATTATAATAATGAGTAATAAAGGACGTTATTTTACACGTGAAATTGATTTAGATAGTATCGTGCGAAATCCACTTCGTTCTAACTTAAATGCCAATGGTAAAACAATAACTAATTTGGGACCGCCCGTAGATCAAAGTTCTGTAGCACGTATGCAAGATATATCTGGTGGTGGTGCTACTAATACTTGGTATCTATATCCCGCTTTTGCTGATATAAGTATGAATTGTAACGGAATACAAGATGTTTCTGCTATAACTTTCTGTGGAAGACAAACATATTTAAGACAAACTAATACAACTTTTGATATTAGTTCAAATCGTTCAATTAGGTTCAATAATAATCAACTTTTTTTACAAAATAATGGAAATATTGGTATAGGAACTAATACACCAATATATAGTTTAGATGTATCTGGTTCGGCAAGAATGAGATATATTATTGATATTAATACAAGTGATGGTAGTAATAATAGTATATTAATAGGTACATCAAATGGTATAAGATGGAGCAAAGATTTATCATTAAATAATTTGGATGTATCAAACAAAACAACTATAAACGATTTGAGTGCGACTAAGATATGGTCTAGAGACTTATCAGCAGTCAATTTACAAGCCTCAGGAACAGGAATAATTAATGATTTGAGCGCTACTAAAATATGGAGTAGAGACTTATCCGCAGTTAATTTACAAGTTTCAGCAACAGGAATAATTAATGATTTGAGTGCAACTAAAATATGGAGTAGAGACTTATCCGCAGTTAATTTACAAGTTTCAACAACAGGAATAATTAATGATTTGAGTGCGACTAAAATATGGAGTAGAGACTTATCCGCAGTTAATTTACAAGTATCAACATCTGCGATAATTAATGATTTGAGCGCTACTAAGATATGGACTAGAGACTTATCCGCTGCTAATTTACAAGTATCTGGAGCAGGAATAATTAATGATTTAAGTGCGACTAAAATATGGAGTAGAGACTTATCCGCAGTTAATTTACAAGTATCAACATCTGCGATAATAAATGATTTGAGTGCTACTAAGATATGGACTAGAGACTTATCTGCAGTAAATGCTAATATAACAAATATAATTGCGAATAATATTGATGCTAGCTTTAATATAATTGATGCGAGTGATAATAAAAATTATTATATAACTTTTAGTGAAAGTAGTGGATACCAAAAAATAAAAATAGATACAAATAAACTTATTTATAATCCAGGACTAGATAGATTAGGTATAAATATAGAACCTATTTATAATTTGGATGTTAGTGGTTCATTACGACCAACTACAATTATAGACCGTAACAATTCAGCCGGAACACTAGGACAAGTATTAACATCTACAGTTAGTGGAATAGTATGGAGTTCAAGTAGTAGTTCAAATCAATGGACTACATCTGGTTCAAATATTTATAATACTAATTACTTAACTGGTAATGTCGCTATTGGTAAGACAATACCATCATATAGTTTAGATGTATCTGGTTCATTTAAAAGTTCTAGAATAATAGATGTATCTAATTCATCTGGATTAAGTGGTGAAACTATGATAAGTTTAGGTAATGGTAATGGATATAAATGGATTACGCCTGTATATGGTTCATTTTCATCTGATATATCACAAAATATTGATATAAGTGGTGGTTTAGGTTATCCTACTGCTATTACATATAATAGAGCAGAAATATCTAATTTATGCGATTTTTCAGGTAGTAGAATATATGTTCGTCGTTCAGGCATATTTAAATTTTCATACAGTATCCAAATGGTTCAAACTGCTAACCAATCACATAAAGTATATATATATATTAAACAAAATGGGGTAATATTAGATAGAACATCAAGTACAATAATGTTATTAAAAGATTCCGAAATATTTCCAATGTGTGAATATATTTTACCATTGAATAAGGGTGACTATATTGAAGTTATATTCTATTCATTAGGAACAACTGTAACAGCTGTATATTTACTTGATAGTACACATATTCCTCCATATTTTCCATCAGCACCTAGTATAATAAGTAATATTTATTCTCTTGTAACATATCCATAAAATATTATAATATCTAATATTATATTAAATATTGTAATGAGTAATAATGGTTCAGGATATTACTATTATAATGAAAATACTCGTATATGGAAAGTGGCAGATGGTCCTCTAGATGCGAGTAGTATATATATCGGATTTAATGCTGGTAAAACTAGTCAAGGTTCTAATTCTATTGCTATAGGTGCTAATGCCGGATATAAAGACCAATCAAATAATGCGATAGCTATTGGGGCATATGCCGGTAGAACATCACAACACGCTAATAGTATAATTATAAATGCGACAGGGAATGACTTGAGTAGTAATATAACGAATAGTTTGTATATAGCACCCATAAGAAACACTAATAGTATAACACAATCATTATATTATAATCCAACAACTAAAGAAATAACATATGGTGATATTTCTAATGGTGGTTCAAATCAATGGACTACATTTGGTTCAAATATTTATAATAATAATTCTGGAAATGTTGGTATTGGTAATTCAAATCCTACAGCAAAATTAGATGTTTCTGGAACTATGACTGTTAGAAGAACTCTTGATTTATGTAATAATATAATAAATGATGTATCATCAGTTAAGTTTCATAATAATACTTATATAACTTCGGGTGATTTTTCGGGTAATTCTTCATCAAGAATTAGGAGTTTAATTTATAATAACGATGGAACTGAAAATGTATCAAATCCCGTATCAATTATGCGTATGTCTTATTTTACTAATGATATATCATATAATATTAGTACAGTGACAAATCAAACACCTATACAATTTGGGACACAACACTTAAATCAATTAGGTATTACATTTGTAGATATATCAAAAACTCGATTCACTTTTTCAAATGAATTATCAGGTCAATTTATAGAACTGTATGTTATTCAAAAAACATATATCACCAATAATAATATGAGTATAACAGTAGATATTTCAGCAATTAATAATACATACAAAGAAAATATAGATACACGATTTTATGATAGACCAACTACTATTAGTTCAACGTTTGGACCACATATGATAAGTCCGACTGAGTATCATAGTAATAAAATATATTCATTATTTACTTATTATACAGTAACCGGTGGTGGTAGTGCTAAATTAATACGGAGTGAAATAATAATGAAATCTTATTATGTGTAAAATTATTTTATAAAACATTTTATAAAATCCATTTTTATTTTTTATTACTACATTAAACATTAATTTACATCGTTTTTAAAAATAGTAGTAAAAATTATTTATCTACTTTTTGATGTTGTTCTTTTATGAGAACTCTTTTTTGAACTTTTCTTTGAACTTTTTCTTTTTGAAACACATAGTCTATAATAACCTTTTTCATTTTTACATAACCAATCTTCTTTTGGTCCAGGTTTATACTTTTTTAAATATAGTTTATAATCTTTCTTATGTTGCCAATGATAACGTACTACATAAAAACCATTTTTATCTTTATAAATATTTTCACCATTAACATATGAACCATATATGATTTTATCAGTCATTTATATCTTATAATCGTAAAAAAAATTATATAATACAGTTTTATTTATATAATATTTTAATTATCTCATTTTAGAATAAATTATCACAATAAGCGGATTGGAATAAATCTTTTTCACTAACCTCACTTGTTATCTTTGATACTACTTTTGCTGTATCTTCCTTCTTCTTTATATATTCAAAATATTTCTCTTCATCAAATAATATATCTATTGATCCTGTACCTATTGGAACTTCTTGTCCTAACATAATATTCGATGAAACTGATTGTATTTTATCTAATTCTCCAAATATAGCTGCTCTTGCTATAATATCAGGTGTTTCTTCAAATGAACATTTTGCTAGTGGTCCTCTATCACTCTTATTTATACCATGTCTATCTATTGACATTAAACTTCCTCTATTTGTTATTATATCTGCTAGTAATTGAATATGTCGTGAATTAACATGTGAACCAGCAATTTTAAATACTGTATATATTTCGTTATATATTGCTTGTCTTGCTGCTTCTACTCCTAATGTTTCATAAATTTCATATATATCATTCGAATATGTATCATATGCATTAACAGCAGGATGCATAAATATATCTTTTAGATTGGTTCCAGCAGTTTCAATAATCCATTGTGTCTTTTGTTGATATTCTTTTAATACAGGTTCATAATATTTAAAATATTGGTTTGGATACATTGATGCATTTTTAATGCCTTTAATACCTGTTAATATAATGTCATTTAATATTGTCTTTTCTATAGACTTTAATGTTGAAATCATATCTTCTTCATCTGCATCTGCATCTTCTTCTAAATTAGATATAATACATTGTATTCTTAATGTTAATTCGTTTGAATTATCATCGGTATATATACATCTAATATCTTCATTTTCCATATTAAATCGTGAAATAATTGCATAATATATATCGGACATTTGTAAATTTCTGTCTATCATTTTCATTTTATCAAATGTTAATCTTAATACCCATGGACTATGTGATTTATTACTATCCATAGGTGTCAATAAATTAAATTCCTTATATACCTGCATCATTCCTTTATCATTTTCTATATTAGTATCATCATTAAACATACTTAATTGGTCGAAATATATTTCACTTGTATTTGTAATTTGTTTAATAGTTGTAATTGCTAATTCATTTAATACTTTCTGTGATTGTTCTTTATTATAACAATAAGGGTCTTTTAATATAATTGTCATTGATGGTGTCTTAATATTTCTACTAACACTTAATAATTCTTTGAAACGAGGAACACCTTGATTAACACTTGACTTTGATGCTACACCGGCTAGATGGAAGGTCGTTAATACCCTAATGTTTCCAAGAGGGACTAGACTGTATCTTAAGCATACTCCAGTTGATTAGACTATCATAGTATACCGATATCCGTTCAGTCGTTGAATGCTCACCATATTCTATCATAACGAATTTAGGTGATAACACTGCTGATTACCTAATCTCTAACATTATTACCATTGGGTTCGGCGATTAACCGAGTTCCTTTTCTATGTTTCCATTGAAAAGTGGTAGTTAGAGCTCTAAAGGACTTCCAGCAACAAGATATCTTACCAATAGATATTATCTATTGATTAGGAAGTGACACGCTTTTCACGCTTCCTGTTTACGACAACATTTATCGTACATATTTATTCCATTTGCGGTTAAGAAATTATGAGTTTTTTCTACTGTAAGGTCATACATCCAACCGTGTATAGGTTTAGTTTCTTTAATAGATTTTACTTTATCCCAAACAATATCATTCATAGTATCTCCAATACTATCAACTAATTTAATACATCCATCTACATATATATATTGTTTATGTCTTGCCATTAATGATAATGGATTATTATCATCATCTTCTATAGTTATATTTAATTGTTCTATTGCTAAACTGTTTGAAATAGGAATAATATCACCTTCTTTCAAATCGTATCCATCAATAGCGCGTATTTTATTATCTACTAGAGATAAGAATGATTTACCTTTGGTCGCTTTTACAGAACGACCACTTTCTAATTCTACTTCTAAAATAGTATCAGTACCATCCGTATTAATAACTGGATGTCTAGTAATTGCTTCTAATTTAGTCCACATCATATTACCATCTTCATCACACGATAACGCTTTCCAATCGTGTTCATCATCTAATTCTATATATACTTGTTGATTTTCTAAATGTTGAATTTTAGATTGTTCACATTCTATATAATATTTATCTATCCATTCTCCAATTTGAGGAGTTATAATTTTACCGTCACACATTATAACTATTTTAGTATCCCAATCTACACTGTTCAACGTCATTTGCGTCTTTTTTTTCATTCTGTCACCAGAATGTTGGACTATACCTTAGATGTCATATTGACACCCACCTCCGTCTAGTCTCTGAACCTTCTCCATGCTATTATAAATAGTTTAGGAGCTTGGCTGCGGATTGACAGTAGATACTTTCGTATTCTCATATATATCGTTTTTACTATACCAACGCCGTTATGCGAAGGTTCTCTCTATATGTTTCCATATAGAAGTAGTAGATATACACTTATACCACTGTGTTTCCCGCAGTTTGAAGATGTCGCAATTGTATTTTATACAATCACTAGGCAGTTATATACTTGACCTAACTTACAATGTTTTTCCATGTAGGTAATTAGGTAACCTATATGGCATCTGCCTGTTCCGAGCACACAAACTTTACTCGGCTCACCCATCGATTGAGCGGCTATTGTTCCCACTAATTCGCCAGGATGCGCAATTGAACTATAAAATTGTTGGTTAATTGTTGCTATAATATAATCGAATGCAAGTTTATTAATTTTATTTTTATTTAATAGATTAGGTGATAAATATAAATTTGCTAATACGACGATTAATTCGTTTCCTTTGTAATTTTCGGTTATTTTTAAATTTTCTTCTATATATGTTAATTTATCTAATACATATAAAGGACTTAAATCAGATAAACTATTTTTACTACCAAATTGATATGATGCATTTTCAACTAATCTTCTAAAATTTATAGGAGAATATACATCATCATCGATAGATCCTTTGAAAATATGTTCATAATAATAATTTCTATCTTTTATTATTTTATTAATATGACTTTCAAATTTACCCGATACTTTTTCTTTATTCTTTATAATATCTTTTACTATCGTATCAATATATATCGTCTTTAAATAACTTCTTTCTAATTTTAACATATATTCATCGTATAACGTCTTATCACTCTTACCTAATGAAGTTAATTTCTGTTTTTCTATCTTTGCACCATCAAATCCATCTTCTCCATATAAGAATTGTATAATTGTACCATTTGCATTTCTTACTGTATAATCAGTCATAATACGTGCATCTTCCATACCCTTTATTAATTTACGTTGAATATATCCAGTATCACTAGTATCACGAACTTGTAATCCGTTTGCTAAACCAAAGTTTAATGTACTAGGGATAGTTAAATCATATACTTTAGGATATTTTTCAATACCTATAATATTTATTTCTACTATTTTATCAAGAACTATATCGTTATATACTTCTGGATTTTTAACAATACTAAACATATATTTATTATTATCGATATTAGAAATATGCCCATATATACCTAATCTTGTATGACACATAGCAATTATATCAATTTCTTTTTGACTAGTCGCGATAAATGTATTATCTATTAATCGTAGTTTATTTAAGTATTCATTAATAACATCTATAGATGCAACTACTATACTTTCTGGTATATTATCATCATAACATCCATTATTAGATAATAAATTCATAGTTACAGGTACACAATCACCTACATTAATATCTGGTGTAGATGTTTCTTCTAATTTACCTAGTTTTTGGTTCCATATTAATAATGATTTAGATTCAGTAACTATAACTTTTTTGCCACCTTCCGTCTTAATTTCATATAATTCTGTACCCGGGTCGTGTCGTGTAATTGCAGTTACTTCGCCCCATGAAACTGCACCTTCTTCATTTGTTGTTGGAATAAATACCTTATTTTTAATATATAAGTGTTCCATTTGTCTTTCTTCAAAATGATTAACCTCATCTTTATTTTCTTCTAATAGACTATCAATCCAATCACCAATATTCATATATTTACAACTTCCATTTTCCATAAATATTATAGGAGTATCACCGGTTACTGACTTAACAGCTGTATCGATAAGACCTTCTCTTCCAGACATTGCATGAAAGAAGAATTCCGTTGGATTTAATCCCTTCATAAAACTACTTTCTACAAAACCTCTTGCAGATGCACCATCGTCATATTTATGAAAATGTGGAAGTGTTCTATCTGTAAAACCATATGGAACACGACGATTATCTATATTTTGTTGTCCTACACATGCGATCATTTGACCTATATTAGTTGAACTACCTTTTGAACCAGATAGAACCATGTTTAACATACGATTATTTGTATGTAAATGTTTTAATGCGACTTTACCTGTTTCATCTGTAATATCGTTTAATGTTTTTGTAATTTGCATTTCATATTCTTCTGCAATTGTTTTACCATACTTATTTTCTAAAATACCTTTATGTACATGTTCGATAATTTCTATAACTTTTCGTTTCTTTTCATTTATTATATTTCTCATCTTCTGTGATGATGCTAAATCGGGTATTAAATCTGCGATACCTACACTAAATCCTGATTTAATAACCCAATTAGTAACTATATTTTGTATATCATCTAAAAATTGTTGAGTTCTTTGAGGACCAAATTCATTAAATATAATATGAATTAATGATTGTTCAGATTGTCCTAGAATAGTTTTATCAAATACACCAGAACGAACTATACCTTGTTCTATATTAACCATATTTTGTTCTGAATCATCATATTGCGCACTTTCATTCTTCTTTTTAAGATTTACAGGTGGTATAATCATTGAAAACATTTGACGACCTGACCATAAATCTACTGTTCTATCTGGATATTTCCAACTTGGAAAATTTACTGGTAATGCTGATACATGTGTATTTGCTGGTATTTCAGGTGGAGGTAATATTCCAGTAAAACTTGGTGTATCCGTTAATATATCTAGACATTCATTTCTAGTTAAATAATTATCATATCTAGTAAATAAATATGAACCTACTAGTGTATCTTGTACAATACTAATAATAGGTTTATGTTGTGCTGGTGAAATAATTTGTGATTGAACACAAGCTAATTCTGCTAATTCTATACGTGCTTGTTCCGATTGGGGTACATGCATGTTCATTTCCGTTAATACCCTAATGTTTCCAAGAGGGACTAGACTGTATCTTAAGCCAATTCTGGTTGATTAGACCGTCATTATTGACCAACATCCGTTCAGTCGTTGAATGCTCTTCATATTCTATCATAACGAACGTAGAAGATGACACTGCGGATTGCCCAATCTCTAACATTATTACCATTGGGTTCGGCTATTAACCGAGTTCCTTTATATAATTTCTCATATAAAGTGGTAGTTAGAGTTCTAAGGGGTTTCCCGCAACAAGATGTTTTACCAATATTTCTATTGATTAGGAAGTTTCACGCTTTTCACGCTTCCTGTTGGCGACTGTTTTTGTTAATCACCGTCGAAATCAGCATTGTAAGGCCGGGTTACTGATACATTTAATCTAAATGTTTTATATGGCAATGGTACGATACTATGTTGCATCATACTCATTTTATGTAATGAAGGTTGTCTGTTAAATAATACTATATCACCTTCTATTAAATGACGATTAACTATATCTCCTTCAAATAATTCTAATGTTGATGTATCAACAACACTCAAAGATATAATTTTTCCGGTCGATTTTCTTTTTATTGATTTTGCTCCAGGATATTTTGAATATCCATTTCTTACATATGATAATAAACGCTCTTTATTATATGCATTAACTTTCTCCGGATATGTAAGATTAATACATATATCATATGGAACACCTAATTGGTTTAACTTTAAACGTGCGTCAGGTGTAATAACTGAACGAGCACTAAAATCTACTCTTTTCGAATCAGAACCTTCAACCATAGATATTAATAAATATCCTTAGGTTTTGGGCGGTTCCTACTACAGTTCTGTCACCAGAACTTGGACTATACCTTAAGCATCTATAATATAGATACCCATCTCCGTCTAGTCTCTGAACATTCTCCTTATCATTATTATGACTTAGGAGCTTTGCTGCGGATTGTCTGCCGATGTTTTCACATCTGTATATATCGTTTTTACTATTCTTACGTCATTACACGCAAGTTTTCATAAATGTTTCCAAATATGAATAGTAGATATATATTTAGCAGATATTCCCGCAATTTGAAGATGTCGCAAGAAGGTATTAATTTATATTTCTCGTTCATATCTATAAACTAATATTCATTCCTTCTTACTAGGTAGTTATATCTTGACCTAACTTCCATCGTTTTCCTATATAGGTTTGTCAGGTTACCTATATAGCGACTACCTGTTATGAGCAAGTTAATGAGAGACCCTACCTCTCACATTACCCATTAAATTACCTCTAACACGACCTTCCTTCGATTTTAATCTATCCATTATCGCTTTTAATGGACGACCGCTTCTTTGTTGTGCTGGTGGTATTCCTGGTAAACTATTATTTACTAATGTTGCAACGTGATATTGTAATAATTTATACCATTCATCTATAATACCTTTTGCTGCATTAGTAGCTATTTTATGTTTTAATGTTTTATTTGTTTTAATAATATCACATAATTTATGTGTTAAATCATCTTCCATTCTCGTATTATTATCTGCACGAACCGATGGACGAACACTTGGCGGTGCTACAGGTAATACAGAACATATTAACCATTCTGGACGACAATATTTTTTATTAAAACCCATTATTTCTATTTCTTCATCGGTTATACGTCGTAGAATTCTTTCTACATCATCCGCATCCCATACAACTTGATTGTATATTTCTTCCTTCTTTTCATCATTCTTCTTTTCTTCATCCGTTTCTTCTAAACCTATATCTCCTTTTCTCCATTCTGCCAGTAATTTACCTATTGCAGCATCTCTTTTAATTGTTTGTGGTTGAACTGCTCCACAACCATCATTATTTTTAACACCACATATATTTATTTTTGAACATAAGTCAGTTATAGCGACAAATCTATTAACACCTTTGGAACTATTTGTTATTTTAATAGCATCTGGATCAGTATGAGAGATTAATAATTTAGAACAACGCCAACATACACTTCTTAAACATTTTATTGTATATTTTATATAGTGCATATAGAACACTTTCTTTGCTAATTCAATATGACCAAAATATCCCGGACAATGTCTATTATCCAATTCATCGGTAGGACACTTTTTACCGTGTTCCAATACACCCATTCTTGGATCAAATAAACCACCGACCTTCGGTATATCTCCGTCATACGTTTCATTAGTATATATTTCAGCTACAGATCTTCTTCGTATTTCGTCAGGTGACAATATTGAAAATTGCACACCTGCAACACGTTCTGTATCTGCATTTGGATCTAACTCTTGAAACATCGACATTTTAATATAATATATCTCTCTATTTTTTTAAATTAAAATATAGAATTCATTATCAAATTTTATTATTAATATTATATTTGCTCATTCATATTATTTTTTTCACATAAATACTATTATTATTTTATAACATAATATTAATTATATATAAATGACCGGTAGTTTAATGCAATTAGTCGCATATGGTAGTCAAGATGTGTATTTAACTGGTAATCCTCAAATATCTTTCTTTAAAGTCGTATATAAGAGACATACTAATTTTGCTATCGAATCTATAGAAATTACTCCCGATGGTAATACTAAATTAGGTTCTCGTATTTCTTGTGTTATTACTCGTAATGCAGATCTAGTATCTCAAATTATTCTAGAAATAGATTGGAATGGTTATTTACCATCTTCCACATGGCGTATTGGACATCAAATTATAGATTTTGTTGAAGTTGAAATAGGTGGTATTGTAATAGATAAACATTATGGTACATGGATGGATATTTGGACACAATTAACTCATACTCACGAAAAAATGAATAAATTAAGTAGATTATTAACAGGTACTATTAAAAATAATTCAGGTAATTCTAAAATTTATATTCCTCTACAATTCTGGTTCTGTCGTAATCCCGGTTTAGCACTCCCTCTAATTGCTTTACAATATCACGAAGTTAAGATAAATATTCAATTTAATTCTAATTATGTATATAGAGATCCTGAAAATAATCAACAATATATATATTCTAATAATTCATCTCCTATTATTAATAAATTATCTATATTTTGTGATTATATTTTCCTAGATACTGATGAAAGATGTAGATTTGCACAAGTATCTCATGAATATCTTATCGACCAAATTCAATATTCTAATCCTCTTCCTGTAGTTTCTGGTGCTAATCAAATCGAAATGCACTTTAATCATCCCGTTAAAGAAATTATATGGGCAGTTCAACGTAATACTACTAGTAATACTAATAATAGTCCGATTTATCCATTCGATTTCTGGCAAATTGATCCTCTTAATGATATATATGATATTGACTTAACATTAAAAGCACAAATACGCCTAAATTCATTAGATCGTTTTAAAAGACGGGAAGGTTCTTACTTCCGTTGTCTTCAACCTTATCAATATCATACTGGCGGTGATAGACAAACTGGTTATATTAGTCCATTACCTCTACCATATGTAGATTATTTGGTTGAGCCTTTTGGTGGATTTTATATGTATTCATTTGCATTAAATCCAGAAGAATATCAACCTAGCGGTGCATGTAATTTCTCTCGTATTGATAATTCTATCTTGTCATTAGACTTAAATACTCAAGCGAGTATTATACATATTTGGGCTATTAATTATAATGTCCTTCGTATTATGAGTGGTATGGGTGGTGTCGCTTATTCTAATTAAATTATATTATATATAATAGTATATATATTATATAATATGGGTGGTGGTGTAATGCAACTTACGTGTTATGGGGCACAAGATATTTATTTAACTGGTAATCCTCAAATTACTTATTTTAAAGTCGTTTATAAAAGACATACTAATTTTTCTATAGAATCTATTGAAGTTCCTTCTGATTCTAATTCTAAATTAGGTGTATTATTCTCAACCGTTATTAGTCGTAATGGTGATCTACTTTCTCAAATTATTTTAGAAATAGATTGGGACGCTTCTGGTGTTCCGGGTTCATGGCGTTTAGGTCATCAAATTATAGACTATGTCGAAATAATAATTGGGGGTCAAGTTATAGACAAACAATATGGAACATGGATGGATATTTGGGCTCAATTAACACATTCAAACGAAGATATGGAAAAATTAAGTCGTATGCTTTCCGGTCAATTAATTAATAAAAAAAATAATTCTAAAACTTACGTTCCTCTTCAATTCTGGTTTTGTAAAAATCCGGGTCTCGCTCTTCCTCTCATTGCTTTACAATATCATGAAGTTAAAATTAACGTTCAATTAAATAAAAATTATGTTTATTCTAATCCTAACAATACTCAAGACTATATTTATTCTAATAACTCATCTCCTTCCATTTTTAATATTGCTTTTTATTGTGATTATATATTTCTAGATACTGATGAAAGAAGAATTTTTGCTCAAGTTAAACATCAATATCTTATCGAACAAGTTCAGTATTCTAATTCTATCGCTCTTGTTCCCGGTATAAATCAAATTGAAATGCATTTTAATCATCCCGTTAAAGAATTAGTATGGGCTATACAAAGAAATTCTAATGATTCTATTTTACATCCATTCGATTTCTGGGGTATTAATGGTGATAATTATACCGTTGATTTAACAATCTCCGCTAAAATTCAATTTAATTTAATTGAGCGATTTAAAGAAAGAGAAGGTACTTATTTTCGTTGTGTTCAACCTTACCAATATCATACTGGAGGTAATAAACAAGTCGGTTCTATTAGTCCTCTACCTATTCCTTATGCGGATTATCAAGTTGAACCATTCGGCGGATTTTATATTTATAGTTTCTCTTTAAAACCTGA